AATCCTTTTGTTTTTAATTGTCGCTATACTATGGATACCGGCATACAATCTATCATAAAGAAAATGCCTAGGTGGAATATTACGCCGGCTAAGGCTTATGACTTCAATTGGACTTATCGCGCTATAGTACAATATTATACTTATGAAGTTCAGTTGAGGGAGGAGAAATGGGTATTTCTTCCGGGTGATATAAGACTTTTCAAATTTAAAAACACATCTAATGGAAATATGAATTTTAATAAGAATTGTGTGGATACAAAAGTCGATTGGGGAGGTGCTACCCTCAATTTCACTGGTTATGGTAATAGGAAGGAGGCAGCTACTTATTGGAATCGCTCTTTGTACGAGACTTTTCGTACAGTTCACAGGGAAACAGCGGTGAATGTTCCGATAAAGAAAATGATTTATCCTGGAGTGGTTAACCTTTCTCCTAAAATAGAAAATAGGAGTGAAACTGGGGATGGTAATTGGTCTTTGGCAGCCAATCAGGAGGAGATCTACAAGATGAGAGCAATTTGGATTTTTAAGGATTGGCAAAATCTTTTCCTTGGAGGTAGGCACAATTGGGAGCGAACATATTTTGTGCCAGGATTTACACCTATGGTTCATAATAGAATAGGTCAGAAATGGGTGTATGGTGGGGCTCATATTTTAGCTAAAATACTTTGTGTTGATCTTATGGATCAATACAGACGTAAGATTATTTTTCCTTTTATAGTAGATGGATATGAGAAGACCCGAAATGGAGAGCCATCAGTTCCGATAGTAAAAGAACTTTTAGAAGATAGTAAAAAGCACGATTTTTACATGTCTACTGCTGGTGATTTTCCAGATATTGAATGGGAAAAGGTTTCGGAGGGTGATCAGCTGTGTGCAGATGGAGATGTCTCTGGTTTAGATTACACTATAAAAGCTTTATTTTTAGTAATTTATGTCATGTGTGGTAGCTTTTGGGTCAATAAACAAAATACTCACATGTATAGAATGTATAGGTATCTACTTGAGGCAGCAGCTGAAAATTTGGCGGGGAAAAGTGTGCGGTGGTTCAATGATTTTCTTCTAGTAATAGGAATAATGCCCAGTGGTTCATTTGAAACTTCTCATGGTAATACGTGGATAATGACTGTATGTTATTTTCTTACATTCTTTTATTATGTTTTAAGTGAGTGTACTCCGGAAGAAATCCAATTGTATTTGGCTATGGTACGTGCAGGAAGGGTGGTTGTGGTGCTTTATGGTGATGATTTTATTTATTCTTATCCCAAGTGTTTGAGAGCGAAATTTGGAATTAGACAATTTCGGAAATTTTTGAGAAATTTTTTGCATGTTGAATTAAAACACTTCAAGGAATATGGCACTGCTATTACTTACCTCACTTTACATAAAGGAGCTGTGTGCAGGGGTAGAATGGTTAACGGTCATTTGATGAATGGTCATATGGGCCCGGTTTTCCTTAAAAGATACATAATACCCTGGAACACATTTTGTCTGGAGCGATTTGTGGTTCCAGCTGCTCCTAGATATGTACCTTGGAGGCCTTTGATACAATTTTATCAGAAATGTGCTGTTCCTAAGGCTGAAGAGCCTAGGTCTACGGCCACACCATTATCCCAAATGTCTAGAATAGTGGGTTTGTTATATGATAATTTGGGTGTTGATCCTCTAGCACATAGGTTTCTTTCGTATATGTGGGATAAATCTTGGTTGTGGTTTAACAAGAATTATGTGGATACGAGTTCTAGAAGGAACATTATTAAGGAGATAAATCACGCGGTGGATAAATACTGTAGGAAAATAGGTTTGAATGATGTCTTTACTTTGACTAAGCCTTCCCGTTTGAAGTTGTTGAATCTTCATTCTGTGGATGTACGGAAGCATTTTAGGCCTTTTAAAGGTGCTTCATGGCAAGAGAAGGCATCATTTGAAGAATACTTCTATACTGCAGTATAGGGCTGTGTCTCGATAGGTTATAAGGTTTAAAGTCCCATTTAAAATGTCAGACCTGAGACAGGCGGAACCAAAAC